TCGTCGATCCGTGCTGGGTTACTTGAATTCCGCCGCCGCTGCGAAGCCTTGCAGCACGGGGTGATCGTGCACCAACTGTGCCGCCCGATCTGGCGCGCCTGGATGGATCAGGCGGTGTTGGAAGGGGCCATTGATCTACCGGGCTACCGCAAAGAACGCCGCACCTACCAGGCAGCCAAGTGGATCCCGCAAGGCTGGAGTTGGGTCGATCCGCAAAAGGAATTCAACGCCATGAAGCTCGCCATTCGGGCAGGTCTCATGAGCCGTTCAGAAGCGATTTCCGGCAATGGCTATGACGCCGAGGACGTCGATCGTGAAATCGCAGCCGACAACGCCCGGGCCGATGCGCTGGGCCTGGTCTTTGACTCCGATGCCCGGCATGACCAGGCGCCCGTACTGGATCCCACTAATACGCAAGACGTGCAGCCACCCGACGAGCAGCCCGCCGATCCCACGGCTGCACCCACAGACAACCAGGACCTCCAACCATGACTTACCTTGCCTCCCGAATGTTCGGGACGCCTTTACTTATCCACCGACCCAAGCTGGATGTGATCCTTTCTGTCGTTGGTCAGCGCATCGGCATGGCCGATGTGCCTGCGATGCCCATGATGGACATGGCAGTTTTCCAACGGCCCCCGCTGGCCGCTGCGCCTGAGGGCATTGCGGTGATCCCGATCCACGGATCACTGGTGAAACGTTCCCTCGGTATGGAGGCGGCCTCGGGCCTGACCTCCTACGGTGAGATCGCTGCGATGCTCGATGCGGCCCTGGCCGATCCCCAGGTCAGTGGCATCTTGCTCGACATCGACTCACCCGGTGGCGAGGCCTCGGGCAGCTTCGAGTTGGCACGACGTGTGCGCGAAGTGGCTGCCCAGAAGGCCGTCTGGGCGGTGGCCAATGACGCTGCGTACTCGGCCGCCTACGCCATCGCCGCCAGTGCTCAGCGGCTGTTCGTGACGGAGACGGGCGGTGTGGGCTCAATTGGCGTGATCGCCTTGCATGTCGACCAGTCGGTCAAGGATGCCAAGGAGGGCTACCACTTCACCGCGATCACGGCCGGTGCGCACAAGAACGACTACTCACCGCATGAACCCTTGTCGGATGCGGCCAAGACCGAACTGCAGGGTGAGGTCGATCGGCTGTATTCCATCTTTACCGAACACGTGGCTGCCATGCGCGGCCTGGATCTCGCTGCCGTGCGCGCCACCGAGGCCGGACTGTTTTTTGGCACGAATGCCGTGGCCCAGGGCCTTGCCGATGGTGTCCAGACGCTTGAGGCCACCCTCAGCCAATTCCACCAGTTTCTTAACGCCCGTAACCATTCGCCGTCTCAGGTGCGGGGCGTCATCCGTGCTGAGGCGGCACTTCCCCACAAGGAGCTTTCCATGCCTGATTCCCCGGACATCCTTCAAAACCCCGCGGCCAACACCATCGATCTGGCCGAAGCAGAAAAACTGGTTGCACAAGCCAAGCGCGAAGTCACGCAAACCGCCCAGGCGATTGCCGAGCTTTGCCTGCTGGCCGGTTGCCCCGACCGTGCCGCCGAGTTCATCGCCGCTGGCAAATCCCAAGCCGATGTGCGCCGCGTCCTGATCGACGCCCGTGCCGCGCAGTCCGATGCGGCCGACATCCGATCCACGATCACCGTGGACGCGGGCACCCAGTCGCCTGACCGACCTGAGACCTCGCACATCGTGGCGGCCGTCAAGAAACTTACCGCCCAAGCCTGAGAAAGGAATAAGCCATGCCCGCCATCACCGAACAAAACAACCTCGCAGATCTCTTGAAGTACGAAGCACCCAACCGCTATTCGCGCGACGTCGCCACCATCGCCGCAGGCCAGAACCTGCCTCTGGGTACGGTGCTCGGCCGCAACGCCAGCGACGGCAAGCACTACGCCATCGACCCCGCTGCGACCGACGGCACCGAATCCGCCATTGGCGTGCTAGCCAACGCGATCGATGCCACCAACGCTGACCGCAGCGATGCCATCCTGATCGCCCGGCATGCCATCGTCGCCAAGACTGCGCTGGTCTGGCCAATCGCGCTCACCGGTGCCCAGCGCACCGCCTATGAACAGCAACTGTCCGAGCGTGGCGTGCTGGTGCGTGAGAGCGCATAAAAGCCAGTAAACCCTGCGCCTGATTCGCCCGTCACCCATTCCCATCATTCCCCCAAACCCGCCTGGCCGCTTGGCTTGCGCGGGTTTCGTCATTCTTGGAGCCCCACATGCAGAACCTCTTTGCCAACCCAGCCTTCAGCATGGCCAACCTCACGGCCGCCATCAACCTGGTGCCCAACCGCTACGGCCGGCTGGAAGACCTGAACCTGTTTCCTGCTAAGCCCACGCGCTTTCGGCAAATCATCATCGAAGAGCGCAACGGCGTGCTTAACCTGCTGCCCACCATGCCCCCGGGCTCGCCTGGCACTGTGGGCACGCGTGGCAAGCGCAAGGTCCGCTCCTTCGTCATCCCCCATATTCCGCACGATGACGTGGTGCTGCCAGAAGAAGTCCAGGGCATCCGTGCCTTTGGTTCGGAGACTGAGCTCGAAACCCTGGCTGGCGTGCTGGCGCGGCACCTGGAGACCATGCGCAACAAGCACGCCATCACGCTGGAGCATCTGCGCATGGGGGCCTTGAAGGGCGAGATCCTGGATGCCGATGGCTCGACCATCTACAACCTCTTTGACGAGTTCGGCATTGATGCGACCACGATGTCGTTGGGCCTGGCGGACGCCAAGACCAATGTGCGCAACAAGTGCGTCAAGGTCCTCGGCGAAATGGAAAAAGCCCTGCAAGGCGAATTCATGACCGGCGTGCGTTGCCTGTGCTCTCCGTCCTTCTTCGAGGCCCTGACCAGCCACGCCAACGTGGTGGAGTCCTACACCCGGTTCCAGGAAGGTGCCTGGCTGCGCGAAGATGTGCGCACCGGTTTCACATACGGCGGCATCACGTTTGAAGAGTACCGGGGCCAGGCCAGCTCAGCCGACGGCACGGTGCGCAAGTTCATTGCGGACGGCGAAGCGCATTGCTTCCCGGTGGGCACGGTGGACACCTTCGGGACCTACTTCGCGCCGGCGGACTTCAACGAGACGGTCAACACCCTGGGTCAGCCGGTCTATGCCAAGCAGGCGCCGCGCCAGTTCGACCGGGGTACCGACCTGCACACGCAGAGCAACCCGCTGCCTATGTGCCACCGTCCGGGCGTGTTGATCAAGCTGACGGCTTGATTCATGCAAGCTGCCTTTGAGCGCGCGGTCTCGCGGCTTTTCGTCCGGTTGGGGGTGCCTGGCACCTACCGGCTGGCCGATGGCCGAGAAATCACCACCCGGTTCATCGCCAAGCAGGCTGATGTCGTCGAGTCTTTCGGAGATACCCGGTTGGCACTGGCGACCCACCGCTTTGATGTGATGGCCAGTGATGTGCCGTCCCCCCGCGAGGGAGAACGTTTCACTGTTGCTGGTCAGACCTATCAAGTGATGGGAGCACCGCTGGTCGATCGGGATCGCCTGATCTGGACCCTGATCGGAGCGCCGGTATGAGGCTGATGGCCGCTTTATCCGGCGACCTGGACCAGATGCTGGCCGATGAGGTGCGCATTGCCGAGCAGGCGGTGACGCAGTCCATCCGCGAAGCCTCCGACGGTCTCAAGACCGAGTTGCGCAATCAGATCACGGGTGCGGGCTTGGGCCAGCGCCTGGCGAACACCTGGCGTGGTGAGGTCTACCCCAAGGGCCAGATGAGCATCAAGGCGGCAGGCTTGGTCTACAGCCGAGCCCCCGAGATGGTGGGTGCCCACGCTCAGGGCGCGACCATCCGCTCCACAGACGGGTTCTGGCTGGCGATTGCCTTGCCCGCTGCTGGCAAAGGCCCTCGTGGCAAGCGCATGACCCCCGGTCTTTGGGAAAAGCTCCGTGGCCAGCGCCTGCGCTTCGTTTACCGCCGGGGCAAGCCCTCGCTCTTGGTGGCCGAAAACCAGCGTGCTCGCCAGGGCCAGCGCGGTGGCTTCTCCGCTGCCTCGCAAAAAGCCCAAGCCACTGGCCGAGGCCTGGTCACGGTACCGATGTTTCTGTTGGTGCCGCAAGTCACCCTGAAGAAGAAATTCGATATCGACAGCGCCTCGCGCCGCTGGGTCAGCACCCTGGCCAACCGGATCGCCAACCGCTTCGATGAGGCTGAACGCAAAGGTGAAAGCTGATGAGCCAACGACCCAGTCAACGTGAGAGCGCCATCGGCGCACTGTTCGCTGTGCTCGGGCAGCTGTCTCTGGGTGTGATGACCAAACGCAACGCATCCTTACCCGAGAGGCTGTCAGAGCATGCCATGGCCGTCTTGCGTGACGGCGAGATGGGCGAGCCCGAGGTGTCGCTCTCGCCACTGATCTACCACTGGCAGCACCAGGTGGCAATCGAAATCTTCGTCGCCGACCCTGATGCCAGCGAGCGCGATAAGCGCATGGACGAACTGCTGGTCGAACTGGCAGCCCTTATCGAAGCGGACCGCACGCTTGGCGGCGTCATCGAGTACGCCGAAATCGGTCCACCCAAGTTCGATGAACTGGCACCCGATGGGGTCAGTGGCATCAAGGCTTGCTTGCTACCCGTGGTCCTGCACTACAGCAGCTCAGGTCCGCTGAACTGAAACCTATTTCCCAAGGAGAAACCTCATGGCCCGTGCCTACGGCGCGAACGCCAGCCTCTTGGCTGTGTTCGAAACCACCTACGGCAGCAACCCGGTGGGCGACTACTGGAAGCTGCCCTTTGTTTCCACCACCCTCGGCTCCGAGCAGGGGCTCATTGCCAATGACCTGATTGGCCTGGGTCGCGAGCCCAATGCGCCGATTCGAGATGTGATCAAGGTCGAAGGCGACATGGTCGTGCCCGTGGACGTGCGCAACATCGGCATGTGGCTCAAAGCTCTGTTGGGCAGCGCCACCACCACGGGCACTGGCACGCTCACCCACACCTTCATCTCTGGCAAGTCCTCGTTGCCTAGCCTGAGTCTTGAGACGGGTCTTCCCGATATTCCGGCCTGGTTTGTGGCGTCTGGCGTCATGGTCAACAGCCTGCAGGTGGGGTTTGCCCGTTCGGGTGCGGCCAATGCTACGGTCGGCCTGATCGCGCAGGGTGAGGTCAAGCAGGCAGCCACCATCGATGCATCCCCGACGACGCGAGACATCCTGCGGTTCAACCAGTTTCAGGGATCCATCAAGAAGGGTGGCACTGCGCTGGGTAACGTGGTCTCGGCGCAGCTGAACTACTCCAACAACCTCGAGCGCATCGAGACCATCCGATCTGACGGAAAGATCGACGGCGCTGACCCCACGGTGGCCAGCCTGACTGGCAATTTGGAGGTCCGCTTTGCCGATACCCAGCTCATCGATGCGGCCACCAACAACACGCCACTGGAGTTGACGTTCGCCTACACGATCGACGCCACCAAGCGCCTGACCTTCATCGCGCATGAGGTCTACCTGCCCAAGCCCAAAGTTTCCATCACTGGGCCAGGTGGCATTCAAGCCACTTTCGAGTGGCAAGCCGCCAAGAACGTGGCGGCCAACAAGATGCTCACCGTCGAACTGCTCAACGACGTGACCACGTATTGATACCCAGGACTATCTCATGATCAAACTCAACATTCCACGTGAACCGCACTGGATCACACTGGCCGCTGGCGTGCGCCTGCAGGTCAGGCCCGCCACCACTGCCTTGGTGATGGCTGCGCGCCATGCCGCAGCCAAAGTGGCCGGGACTGACATCGCCGCTGCTGGCGAGCGTACTGCCACCCTCATCACCGAACTGGCCAAGCTGGCAGTTCTGGCCTGGGAAGGCGTGGCCGATGACAAAGGTCAACCAGCATCCGTCACACCTGATGGCGTGGCCGCTTTGATGGAGCACTGGCTGTTGGCCGATGCCTTCGAGCGCGAATACCTCGCTGGTCTCTACGCACTGGAATCGGAAAAAAACGCCTGAAGGCCCGCACCGCATGGCACTTTGGTGGCGGGCCGAACTACTGCAGTGCCTGCCTTCAAAGCTGTGCTGAGCCATGTCCCGAGTGCCCGTACACCATGAATGCACCCCTGAGCCTGGAAGGCTGGCAAGCGGCCAGTGCTATGGAAGTCTGTGCCAGTCAGTTGCGCATGACCCAGGGTCGTGTCGTGGGTCTGGATCTGAACGCTTGGATGCTGACCTGCGAGTGCGCTGGATTGGACAAAGCCACAGCGATTGACCTGTTTCCGGCAGCAGAGGCGGGCCTGATGAGCACCTTTGAACAAAACGAATAACGCGACGACTGATTTCTTTGCCTTGATCCGAGTGTTTCCCCATGGCTGAACGCAATCTCTCCATTCGCCTGTCCGTGATCGACGGCGGCAAGGTTAAAGCAGAGCTGTCCGAGATTGGCGAGAAGGGGGAGCGCTCGCTCAAAAAAATCGAAGCGGCTGCCACCCCAGCCTCCGGTGGCCTCAAGCTCCTGTCCAGCGCAGCCAACGATGCCAAGTTCCAACTGCAGGCCGCCACGGACCGACTTGGCATGCTGGGCTCGGTGCTGGGCAAGCTTGGCCCTGCCGGTCTGATCGCCGGTGCCAGCATCGCAGCACTCGGTGTGGGCATCACGGCGCTCGTCATGCCGGTGGCCCGGGCGGGCGATGAGTTCTTCAAGCTCTCCCAAAAGACCGGGGTCTCGGTCGAGGCGCTGACCGCGCTGGACTTCGCGGCCAAGCTGTCGGATGTCAGCACCGAAGGCTTGACCAAGGCGCTGCAAAAACTGTCGGTTGCCATGTTCGACTCCCAGGTCAATGGCGAAGAGGGCAGCGCGGCGTTGAAGGCGCTGGGTGTGTCGGCCACCGATGTGCACGGACAGATCCGTCCGACCGAGCAGGTCTTGCTGGATCTGGCGGACAAGTTTTCTGTCATGCCTGATGGAGCCGATAAGGCTGCTTTGGCGGTCAAGCTCTTCGGCAAAGAAGGCCTGGCCATCGTCCCGTTCCTGAATCAGGGGCGCGAGGGCATCACGGCGCTGATGGAAGAAGCGCAGCGCCTGGGTCTGGTCATGTCGGAAGACGTGGCGCGTGCATCCGAGGTCTTCAACGACAACCTGACGCGCCTGTCTGCCATCTTCGAGGGCGTGCAGCGCCAGATCGGCGCAGCAGTCATCCCGGTCCTGGCTGACTTCACCGAGCAGGTGATTCTGGCGCAGGGTGAAACAGGCAGTTTCAGCAATGAACTGCAGCGCATCACGTCCAACCGGGATGCCACGCTCGCGTTTTTGGAGTCGGTGGCCTCGGGTCTGGCATTCATCGCCGAGTCGGCGGTGCTGGCCAAGCGTGTGATCGCCCAGCCTTTTGACAGCCTGTCGGTGGTGGGCAAGGACATCGAGACCTGGTTCAAGACCGATTTGCTGCGCACGATGAAGTCCATGGGTTACGACCCCAAGGTCATCGATGCCGAAATCGCCAAGCTGCAGGGCGCGCGGGATGACTACGTGCGCGCTGCCAATGACCGGCTCTTCAACATCAACCAGAACCCGGGATACGCGGACCGGGTGGCCAAATTCTTCGACGAGCAGCGCCGCACGGTGCGCGTGATGGGCCAAAAGTTTGTGCTCGACACCGAGGCGCAGGCCAAGGAAGTGCAGGCCATCTACGACAAATTCCTGCCGACACTGCCGCGCAAGCCCCGGATGGAGTTGGATCTGTCCGGCTTTCAAAAGCCCAAGCCTGCCGAAAAACTCAACGAAGGCGAAGCGTTCCTCAACCAGCTGCGCTCGCGCCTGACCCGCACACAAGAGGGCGAAGCGGCCGAACTGCGTGCCCGGGCCCTGCAGATCGAAGCCAAGGGCTACAAGGGGGTGGCGGCTGAAGCCGAGCAGTACATCCAGGTGCTCGAAGCCATCGAGCGCCAGAAGGAAGTCAACAAGGCCTTCGACACCTTTGAAAAAGAAGAAGCTGCTTCGCGCAAGATCACCGAAGGCCTGATTGGCGGCAACCGCCAGCGCATCGAAGCCCTGCAGTTGCAGCGCCAGATGCTGGACATGACCGATGCCGAAAAAGCCGCCCTGCAGGCCCGCTCTGATCTGGAAAAGGCTCCTGCCAATGCGCGCAAGGAAGCCAACCAGATCGAAGACCCGGGTCTGCGGACTCAGACCATTGAAGCCATCAACGATGCATTGGCCAGGCAACTACCCATCGTTGAAGACCTGGTGCGGACCAACACGGACTATCAGCGCAGTTTTGAGTACGGTGCCAAGTCGGCGCTCAGAACCTATATCGACGACGCGACCAACGCCGCCAAGCGAGCCCAGCAGGTCACGGCCAATGCGTTTCGGGGGATGGAGACGGCGCTGACCCAGTTCGTGATGACCGGCAAGCTGGACTTCAAAAGCCTGGCCGATTCCATCATTTCGGACCTCGTGCGCATCCAGATCCAGCGATCTATCACGCTGCCGCTGGCGAATGCGATGAATGGTGCCATGGCCGGGATGGACTTGGGATCAATGTGGGCCAGCCTGTTCCCTTCGGCCCAAGGCAATGTTTTTGAAGACCCAGCCCTATCGGACTACCGCAACACGGTGGTCGACCGTCCGACGCTGTTCCCGTTTGCCCAGGGCGCTGGCTTTGCCAGCGTGTCACGTATCGGTCTCATGGGCGAAAAACCTGGCAGCCCAGGCGAGGCCATCATGCCGCTCACGCGCATGCGCGATGGCGATCTGGGCGTCAAAGTCAACGGCGGTGGCAGCACCGTCATCGTCAATGTCATCGAGGCGGCCGGAAAAGGTGGCCAGCAACAGCAGCGCACCGACAGCAACGGCAACCAGGTGATCGACGTCTGGGTGGAACAAATCACGGCCAAGGTCTGGGGCGATGTGGCGCGTGGTGCCGGTCCCGGCCCTGGCGTGCTGGCCAACACCTACGGCCTGAACCGCGTGGCAGGAGCCTATTGATATGGCAACTTGGCCCACAACATTGCCCCGGCCGCAGGTCGCGGGATACGCGATCGCGCCGGTGGATGTCACCGTGCGCACCGACATGGAAGCTGGTCTGCCCCGCGTGCGTCGCCGCAGTGCGGCACGCAATGATCAGGTGAGCATTGGCTGGCGTTTCACGGATGCCCAAATGGCCACGTTTCGGGCCTGGTTCGATGGTGACTGTGCCAATGGAGCCAGTTGGTTCACGGTGGACCTGAACACCGGAGACGCTGGATTGCGTTCTGTTCAGGCCCGATTTGTGGGTCCCTGGCAGTCGCAAATGCAGCCTGGCCCACGTTGGCAGGTCAGTGCGAAGTTGGAGATTCGTTAATGGAGGTTCGCAGATGGAGGACTTGATTCATGCCAGATGACACCTTGAGCCTGGCGATCAAAGAGGCTTACGCCAGCGCACCTTCCAACCTGGTGATCCACCACACCCTGGAGATCTGGCATCCGAATTTCTTGACGCCGATTCGGGTGGTGCGCGATCACGTGGATCTCACGGCCAAGCTGGAGTCCAGCGCACCGCGCAACGCCGGACAGTACGTCACCTTTGTGGGCTATGCCTTCGATGTCGTGCCGCCCGAGGTGACCCACACGGCCGTGCCGCAGTGTGTGATCGAGATCGACAACGTCAGCCGGGACATCCTGGCCAACGTGGAAGCATCCATGAACGGACAGCCTGTAAGCAGTGAGTTGATCACTGTGACCTACCGGGCATTCGTTTCTTCGGATCTGACTGCCCCACAAAACAACCCACCACTGACCCTCACCGTGATGTCGATTTTCGCCACTGTGTTTCGGGTGCGTGCCACTTGTGGGTTTCCGAATCTGGCCAACCGACGATTCCCTGGCCTGGACTACACGGCTGAAGTCTTTCCTGGATTGATTGCGCAATGAACCCACACACCCCTCACTGGGCCATCCAGTACATCGGTCTGCCCTGGGTGGCTGGCAGCAGCGACTGCTGGTCGTTTGCGCGCCAGGTCTGGCGCGAGCAGTTTGGATGGAACGTGGCGGCCGTCGATGTCGATGCAGCCAGTCGGCTGTCGTCACTGCGTGCTTTTGACGATCACCCCGAGTACGCGCATTGGCAGGTCGTCAGAGACCCGCGCGAGGGCGATGCCTGCCTGATGGGCAAATCTGAGCGCCCCTGTCACATTGGCGTGTATTTGGCGGCCGATGGCGGGGGCGTGCTCCATTCGCTGGAAACCGCCGGGGTGGTCTTCACGCCGGTGTCGGCATTGCCCAGCGTGGGCTTGAGGGTGCTGTCATGGCATCGACGGCGCTGAGTTCACCCAGCCAGCCGTTCGCCCACAGCATCACCGTCCGCAATCCTTTCCAGCCGCACCAGAACCGCCAGATCACGGTGATCCCGGGGCCGGTGGCTTTGCGTGCGTTGGTACCCGAGACGGATCAGCCCATCCTGGTGCTGCGCAATGGCGAAGCCCAGTTGCGGGCCACCTGGGATCAACCGGTGTGCTGTGGCGACCTGATCGCCATCATTGTGCTGCCCCAAGGTGGTGGCGGTGGTGGGTCAAACCCCCTGCGCATGGTGCTGATGCTGGCGGTGATGGTCTACGCGCCAGTGCTGGCATCTGAGCTGATCGGTATCAATGGTGCGGCCGTGCTCGGCTCGATGGGCGTATCGGCCGTGCAGGCAGGCGCCACCATGCTGGGCATGGCGTTGGTCAATGCGGTCATCCCGCCGCCCAAGCCCACCACGGCGCAGCAGGCGGCGAGTTTGGCTGCCCCGTCGCCCACCTACAACCTGCAAGCGCAGGGCAACATGGCCCGGCTCGATCAGGCCATTCCGGTTCAGTACGGCAGGGTCTGTGCGTACCCCGACTTCGCTGCGCAGCCCTATGTCGAATACGCCGGTAACGAGCAGTACCTGTATCAGTTGCTGTGTCTGGGCATGGGGGAATACGCCATCGAGGCCATCCGCATCGAGGACACCCCGGTCGCCAACTTTGCCGAGATCGACTACGAGGTGATTGCGCCGGGCGGTGCGATCACCAAGTTTCCAACCAATGTGGTCAGTTCGGTGGAGGTCTCTGGGCAGGAACTGGCCGGGAGCCTTGGGGCGACCTACAGTCAGTCCGGAACGACGATCACCGTCAACTTGGCTGCGCATGGCTATGCCGTGGGCTGGGTGCTGTACCTGGATGTCACATCTGGTGCGGCGGTGAGCAGTGCCTATTCGATTGCAACAGTGCCAAGCGCCGATACCTTCACGGTCACGGCGGCCAGCAGTATCTCGACCAGTGGCAACGTCACCCTGCAGCACTACATCGGTGGCTTCGTGGCCAACGCAGCAGGCACCCAGGCCAATACGCTGGGCTTGGACTTCGTACTTTCTCGCGGCCTGTACGAAGCGCAAAACGATGGCACCTTGAGCGAATTGACGCTGTCGGTCGCCATTGAGGCGCGGACGGTCAACGACCTGGGCGTAGCAACGGGCAACTGGTCCGTCTTGGGTCAGCGCTTTTATACGGCCAAAACCTCCACGCCGCAGCGCTACTCGGAGCGATACAGCGTGGCTGGTGGTCGCTACGAAGTGCGCGTGCGGCGCCTGGATGCCAAGCAGACCGACACACGCTTTGGCCATGAAATTCTCTGGGGAGGCCTCAGGGCCTACCTGCCCGAGACGAGGACCTTTGGCAACGTGACGCTGATCGCGATGCGCATGCGGGCATCCAACAACTTGTCGGCCCAGGCCTCGCGCAAGATCAACGTCGTCTGCACCCGAAAACTGCCGGTCTGGAATGGCAGCAGTTGGTCAGCGCCGGTGACCACGCGCAGCATCGCCTGGGCGCTGGCCGATGCCTGCCGCAACACGACCTACGGGGCCAAGCTGCCTGATGCCCGCCTGGATCTGGCCGGGCTTAAAGTGCTGGACACACTTTGGGTCGGCCGTGGGGATGAATTCAACGCCCGATTTGATTCGGCGCTGAATTTCTGGGAGGCGATCACCAAGATCGCGCAGGCGGGGCGGGCCAAGCCCTACATGCTTGGCGGCATCATCCGCTTCGCGCGCGACGGTGCGCAGAGCCTGCCAGTCGCCATGTTCTCGATGCGAAACATCGTGCGCGGCAGTTTCAGTGTCGAGTACCTGCTGCCCTCGGACGACATGGCCGATGCGGTGGAGGTGAGCTACTGGGACGCTGAAGTTTGGGCATCGCGCCGCGTCACGGCCAAGATGCCAGACAGCGCAGACAGCAAACCTGCCAGGATCGAACTCTTTGGGGTGACCAGCCGCCAGCAGGCCTACCGTGAAGGGTTGTATCAGGCGGCCAGCAACCGCTACCGTCGCCGGTTGGTGAAGTTCACCACCGAGATGGAAGGCTTCATCCCGGCGTTTGGTGATCTGATCGCCATCCAGCACGATATGCCCGCGTGGGGCCAGTTTGCCGAATGCACTGGGTGGAATGCGGCAAGCCGAACGCTCACGGTGTCTGAGCCGCTGACCTGGAGTATTGCCAACCACTACATTGGTTTTAGGACCAAAGCCGGTGGCGTGGACGGACCCTATGCAGTCAGCCGTGGGGCGTCAGACAACGAGATGGTGCTGACGACCTATCCCGTGACCGTGCCTTACACCGGACAGGATTACGAGCGCACCCACATCGCCTTCGGCTGGGGTGACACCTGGCGGCAATTGGCTAAAGTCATTGCTGTGCGCCCGCGCGGTCTTCACCAGGTCGAGATCGAAGCCATCAACGAAGACCCATCGGTACATACCGCCGACCAGGGTGTGACGGCACCAGCGGTGGTGACGAGCCAGTTGACCACGGTCTACACCACGCCGCTGATCGCGGACCTGACCCTGAGGTCATCCACGACAGACAACAGCAAGGCTTTGTTGACCTGGACGCCCGCACCGGGTGCCGAGACCTACCAGATCGAGATGGCAGCGGGCAGCAACCCGTATGCGGCCAACCTGGTTTGGACCCGGGTGGGCGAGACCTCTGCGAACAACTTTGCGGTCACCGCGCTCTATGGCGCGCAGACCCTGATCCGGGTGCGTGGCGTTGGCCTCACAGCCGGGCCATGGGTGGCACTTTTCTACGGCAGCAGTGCCGACTACATGTGGGTCAGTGACACCCAGTTGATGTGGCAGACCAATGCCGCCTCGCTGATGTGGCGCTATTGAGAGCCCAAGCAAAGAACAGGAGAACAACGATGAGCGCCCCCAAGTACGACATCGAACTGGCGCAAGGCGAAACCTTTTATACGGCGCTCACGCTCGAGGAGGGCGGTGCCGTGATGGACCTGCAAGGCTATGCCTTTGAGGGTCAGATCCGTGCCACACCTGAAAGTCTGACTGTGCTGGCGAGCTTTGGTTTTGATGAGAGTCGGCTCTCCAGCGGCACGGTGGCCATCACCTTGCCAGCATCAGTCACCGAAAGTTTGCCGGTGCGTGCTTGCGTCTATGACCTTTTCATGACCAGCCCAGCGGGCATTCGCACCCAGCTGCTCAAAGGCAGTGTGCTGGTGTCCATGCGAATCACACGCGGCTGATGGGAGTCGAGAGACACCATGGCCATCCGAATTTCCATCAACACTCCGAGGCAACCCGGTGTCACGGTGCAAACCGACACCCAGACCGTGCGAGTTCAGCCGCAAGGCACGCGCACGGTGCTCACCAACATCGGCGTCCCGGGTCCCACCGGCCCCAAGGGCGACAAAGGCGATCAAGGCGTGCTCGATCCCAACGCCGTGATCGACGCTGGCTACTTCTGATTTTGCACAGTTATCAACTTCAAGGAGGGATTCCATGCCCCAAACACTACAGATCAAACGCTCGGCCACAACCGCCACGCCACCCACACTGGCTGTGGGTGAACTGGCTTGGTCCGAGGTTTCAGACAATCTCTTCATTGGCGAGAGCGGTAACGTGGTCACGCCGATCGCAGGTGCGGGCACCTTTGCCCGCAAAGCCGATAGCCTCGTCATCACCGGTGACGTATCCGGTACCGGAACCCTGTCTTCTGGTGTCGCGGTCGCTCTGCCAGCCACGGGTGTGACCGCAGGCAGCTATGGCAACGCCACGCAGGTCGGTCAGTTCACAGTCGATGCCAAGGGTCGCATTACCGCTGCAGCCAATGTGTCGATCACGCCTGCCTGGACGGCCATCACCGGCAAGCCCACCACACTGAGTGGCTACGGCATTACCGATGCCTTGGACCTGACCACGGCTGCCCCGAGTGCATTGGCTGCCAGCGCATCGGTCGGCACGGCCACTACAGCCGCACGCGCCGATCACGTCCATGCGCTGCCCACGGCCGCCGCTGTTGGGGCGGTGGCCACCAGTGCGGTGGGCGTGGCCAATGGTGTGGCAGGTCTGGGTGCAGATGGCAAGGTGCCCACGGCTCAATTGCCGGATGTGGCCATCGGTGGTCTGAACTACCAGGGCACCTGGAACGCCAGCAACAACACCCCCACCATTGCGACAGCGTCCAGCAGCAACAAGGGCTTCTACTACAAGGTGGCCACGGCAGGTGCCACCAACATCAGTGGCATCACCGACTGGCAAATCGGTGACTGGATCGTGAGCAACGGCAGCGCCTGGGACAAGATCGACAACACCGATTCGGTCTCCAGCGTCAACGGCGCAACGGGCGCTGTGACCATCACCACCATTACAGGCAATGCAGGTACTGTCACGAAGCTACTGACTGCTCGAACCATCGCCATGACGGGGGATGTGAGTTGGACGTCCGCCGCCTTTGATGGCTCGGCCAACGTCACGGGTTCTGCCACCTTGGCCAGCACCGGTGTGGCTGCCGCCAGTTATGGCTCTGGCGCGCTGATTCCTACCTTCACGGTGGATGCCAAGGGTCGCCTGACGGCAGCCGGCACCGCCACCAACACCCCCGCTTGGAGCAGCGTGACGGGCAAGCCCACAACGCTGGCTGGCTACGGCATCACGGATGCCTTGTCCACAAGTGCTGCCATCGATGGCGGAACGTTCTGAGTTTTCTTCAACCCCTCTGCTTAGAGAAAAGGATGCCTGTTTATGGCTCAAGTCATCAAGGTCAAACAATCGTCTGTGGCGGGCAAGGTCCCGACCACGCCGCAGCTTCAGTTGGGCGAACTGGCCCTGAATACCACGGACGGCAAGCTCTACTTCAAGAAAATCGTGAGCGGGACCGAATCGATCGTGATGGTTTCTGCGTCAACCGCCTCTCAAGGTGAAAACACCTTGATGTGGTCGCAGTGAACGGGAGAGGTATATGCCTGTATTGCCACCCATTTCCAATTTCACGGGCTCGACGGTCACCGAGGGTCAGTTCAAGACCGCACTCAGCGATTTGCGCTCTTATCTGGCAGGACTGCTCGGGACAGACGGAAGCGCTGCGACAGCCCTGAGCACGCTGGGCTCGCTCGGTTCCGGTTACGTCAGCAAAACAGCGACCTACACCGTGGTTTCAAGCGACCGTGGCCGGATGATCGACTGTAGCGGGACTTTCACGCTGAACTTGACCGCTGCTGCCACGCTGGGTGCTGGTTTCACCATCGCTGTGCGCAATTCAGGCACCGGGGTGGTGACATTGGATCCCAGTGGAGCCGAGTTGATTGACGGGGTTGCCACCGTGACACTCGCACCGGGCGAGGCCTATGACCTGTATTGCACCGGAACAGAGTGGAGAACATCCGGGCGAGTGCTCACCACATCCTTCGCCACAGACGAATACGTCAAACAGAGTTTCAGCCTGTTCCAGACGTTCAGTTCGCTGGCACCTGGAGCCAGCCGCTCGATTGGCTCACCGAGCTACATGATCTGGTCGAGCTATTCCAGCACGCAATGGTCTCGCGGAACCTACTACACGAACATGTTCTACATGGCTGCGCAGGGCAAAAGCACCGTGCAGGTCAACGTAGGCAACTGTCGGCACACGATCTGGAACTACAGCGCCACCAAGTCGATGCAGATCAATTTGACGGCGGTGATCAACTTTGCCGCCGATGACACCTACGGATTTCAGATCCGCCAAAACGGCTCCATTGTGGGCACCTATGGCACGTACTCGGCCCGAGGCGTGCAGACCTACAACTTCGGCACGTTCACGGTGCCGCCCAACAGCACGGTCACATTTGACTTGTATGGCTCGATCCTGAGTGGCTCCAGTGGTGACTCGATTTATGTGAACTCGTTTACTGCCACCTACATCCAGTTCGTTTGAGGAGGAACGATGCAGCGCCTTTACTTCAATTTTCAAAAAGGGGACGTCAGGCTTGTACCTACGGAGGTCTGTCCTGCGATCGAGGACGAAACCAGCTTCCCGAATGCAGACATTCCTGATGATGTGACCATGGACATGATCAGCTTCAAGGCCGTTGAAGGCCGCCTTGATCCGGTCATCACGTACCCTTCCATTCCCATCACGGCACAGCCAGAGTCAGGAGGTGGCAATGGCCAGCCCTAAATCCCAACTGAGCTTGATCAGCAACCTCTGGATCAAGCTGATGACATTCGAGAAAGTCGGTGACGTCAACGAGGGTCACAAGCACTTATTCGATCACCCCACCTTGCTGGTCAAAGGGCGGCTGCGAGTCGATGTGGATGGTGTTGTGTCGGAGTTCACCGCGCCTCACATCATCTTCATTGCCCGCAACAAGGTTCACACCCTCACCGCGCTGGAGGAGGACACGGTTGCCGCGTGTATTCACGCCTTGCGTGATGGCGAGCAGGTGGAGGACATCGTCGATCCCGCCATGATTCCAGCTGGCATCAATCCCAACCACCTGCCCAACTTCATCAAGCCGCTGGCTAAGGCCGATCACTTCGCCTGAAGCACAGACCCTTATTTACGCCCGCCTGGAGACATCCAGTGCGGGCATTTTGCATTTTGGAGATCCAACCATGGAGAACGCACAAGAACTTGGTTCGCCGCAGTCCATCACCCTGCGCCCCGATGATCTGGACGACCTGCTCACCCGTGCCGCCGAACGCGGTGCCGAGCGCTGCCTGGCCCACCTTGGCCTGGAAAACGGTCACGCCGCACGTGACATTCGTGAGCTGCGCGATCTGCTGGAAGCGTGGCGTGATGCCCGCAGAACGGCGTGGCATACCGTGATTAAGGTCGCCACCACCGGGCTGCTGGCCATCATCATGGTCGGCGCAGCCATCAAGCTAAAACTGATGGGGGGTGCCCAATGATCGAGACGCTGCTCGGAGGACTCTTGGGCGGTGCGTTCCGGTTGGCGCCCGAGATCCTGAAATGGCTGGACCGCCAGGGCGAACGGGGCCACGAACTGGCGATGCAGGACAAAGCACTGGAGTTCGAGAAGTTGCGTGGCGCGCAGCGAATGTCGGAGATCGGCGCGGGAGCCGATGCGGCGTGGAATGTCGGAGCCATCGAAACCCTGCGCGAAGCCGTTCGCACTCAGGGCGAGAAAACCGGCGTGCGCTGGGCCGATGCCTTGTCGATCAGTGTGCGCCCCGTCATCACCTACTGGTTCATGGCTCTGTACTGCGCTGCCAAGACGGCCGCTTTCGCGGCTGCAGTGACTGCAGGCGCTGGCTGGGGCACGGCCATCCTGCATGCCTGGACGGAGGCCGATCAGGCGCTATGGGCCGGGGTGCTGAACTTCTGGTTCCTCGGGCGTGTGTTTGACCGGGTGCGGCCATGATCGAGGTGCCGAAGGCGGCCATCGAACTGGCCAAGCGCTGCGAGGGTTTTGAGCACAAGGTAAAACGCGGAATCGAGATCACTGCCGTTCCCTATATCTGTCCAGCAGGGTTCTGGACCATTGGCTACGGCCACCTTTGCGATCCCAAGCACCCGCCGATCACCGAGGCCGAAGCGGAAACCTATTTGGCCCGTGACCTGAACACGGCGCTGACCGCCACGCTGCGCCACTGCCCGGTGCTGGCCACCGAACCCGAAGGGCGGCTTGCGGCCATCGTGGACTTCACATTCAACCTCGGCGCGGGGCGCTTGCAGACCTCTACCCTGCGGCGTCGTGTCAACCAGCGGGACTGGGCCGCCGCCGCAACGGAGCTGCGGCGCTGGGTCTATGGTGGCGGTAATGTGCTACCGGGACTCGTAGCCCGTCGCGAAGCGGAAGTTTCCTTGCTGACTTGAGCGCCAGCGCGCTGGGCTGCTTCCAGATCAGCTACGCGAGCACCCAGCGACTTCACTTGTTCCCGAAGCGCATCATTCTCGTGCTCGATGGCGGAACGCTGCTGATTACCTTGTTCGATAGCGGTCAGTAATTTCGCTTGCCACTGGTCTCCGGAGACACCGTTGTGCCGATCTTGAAGGTAGGCAAATCCTGAGACGATCAAGGCGAGCAAAGCCAATACTGCTGATATGCCAACCGACCAAACCGCGATGGTGATTTGCTTGCTCGTGGACTTCTCCGTCTTTCGGTCACGCTCGTCGAATTGCTCCATCAGGGTGGTCGCCGCTTCGGCCAAATCCTTGAGCGTTTTGGCGGACTCTGCTGTCATCTGGCCCGTCAAGCGAGCCAACGCCATTTCTTCGGCGCGATCTTCCGCACGTTCCCGTGCTTGCTCGACCATGTGCCTGTTAAAAGCATCAAAGTGATCTGTGCGAATCGGCTGGATTTCTGGTGGTCCTGGTTTTGCGAATTTTGTTATTTGTTCGTATGCACTCAACGTCGAGCCCAAAGCGGATGTACTCCTGCGCACCTGATCGAATAGGCTACGACTGGAGCCAAGCATTTTCTCGTGCAGCTGCTTTGCAGACTGGTGCTGCTGTTCGACTTCGTCCCGAACCAACCTAATCAGATAAGCTGAGGCCGTTTCGCCATCTTCCCGCGCAACAGGCTTGCGATCCTCGTCGCCTTCCCGGACTTTCTGCCATACCGACGATTGCACATAAGCTTCGGAAAGTAGCTCTACTTCATCGTCCGAAAGTGTCTTCGTCATCTCAGGATCGAGAGGAATACGTTCCGGTGTCTCATCAGATTCCAACGCCAGGCTGCCTATGCTGGTGACGAAGTTTCTGATCTGATCGATGGCTTCCGCTGGTTCCAGCTTTTCGAAGTCAGTCATATCTCGTACCCGAATCGGGTACAGATAGATGCGGCCAATCGATGTCTCAACCTCGGCGACGGGCTTCGCACGAAGCAGTAACTTCAGCGATTTCTTCTTAGACTCGTCGCCAGACATTGGATTCGACCCAGTCAT